GGCTTGATCCGCTACGGAAGCTGAGTCTAAGGTGCATTTAACAACCCATGTGTCACTAAAAACGCCACGGAATTGGTCATTGCCCTGTCGAGCAGTGATTGCGGTTGCAGCAGCCATTTTCTAACTCCTTAAAAATAATGCCCCCATTGCTGGGGGCTTGGGGTTAGGCTGGCACTGCCAACGCAAACGCGCTAGAAGACAGAGCTGCACCAGTAGTAGCGGCTGCACGAAGTGCGGCAACGCCATACAGAGTGTCCGATGTAAACAAAGTGGCAAGGTAATCCTGCTTGTACTGTGTTTGTGAACGGATACCAATTTGCTCAACCAAAACCATAGCTTCTTTGTGACCCATCAAGCAAATACGATCTGTTTGGGTATTACCAAAAGCAGTATCAGCATTGCTAGATGTAAACACGGGGATGCCGTACAGGTTGCCAATTTCACCATTGCGGATTGCATTGCCATCACCCACAAAAGCCTGTTCTGTGTAACGGGCAAGACCCATCAACGTATTACGGCTTGAAGGAGGAATGATAAAGAAACGACCATCCATAGGAGTGTCGTTGTCATCCAAACGCTGAATGGTTCTGCGAATGGCTGCATCAGTTAATGCGCTTGCATTTGAAGTGGTGCTGTTGTAGACAGTTGTACCATCACCGCCAATGAAAGCCTTGGTAGCTGTATTGGTGGTTGCGTAGTCGTTAGTACCGACAGTAGCACCGTTAAACGCACGACCCAGTTGGATCAAGCTAGTGTCTACTTGCTTGGCTAGCGCATAGCCAGCATCAGCAGTGTAGAACTGGCGCAAGCTGTTCAGGGCTTGTGCTTCAACAATGTCTTCAATGAAACGTGAATATTCAAAGTGCTTGTTAATAGACACTTGAATTTCTGTCTCAGTATCGGCAATCAGAGTAACGGCAGTAGATGCCGTTTTTGCTGAAGCTGAACCACGGGTAGGTGCAGGGATGTGAACCACATCGCCCTTCTTACCTTTGAAATTCATCTTCATTACGATGTTTGCCAGAACAAGATTTTTCTTGTACGCGGCGATAATTTCATCACTCCAAATCTCGGGGATGAACGTTGCTGCGGTGGTTACTGTTACCGCTGGGGTAGGATATGCCATGTTAATTCTCCGGTTAAATTATCGAACACGACCCTCTGCGTAAGCTGTGAGTATTTCATCACTAAGTGCTTCATAACGCGAAGGGTCAGTCATTTTGAGACGAATAAGATCAGCCCGTCTGTAGACCCGTTTTGAACTCTCGCCAGAGCCACCAACATCAACTTGCGCTGCTTTCATGGTCTTGGTTCGTGCAGCAGTCTCTGCTTGCCCCGATTCCTTGGCCTTGATGCCGCGCAATTCTTTGTAAGTGGACAACAATTCATTGGCCGAATCAAAATCAAAGTCACCATCTGCTCTTGCATAGAGTCCCAGTCGAATAGGTGAAGACTTCACCCACTCCTGAAACCCAGTATCGTTGACCACTTGAGAGTAGTCAGGATGCTCTGCATTGAGCCTTTGCTGAATCTGCATCTTTTTGAAATCTTGACCCGCTTGTCGGGCCGCAAGAACATCTGGATGTTTATCAATCGTCGCTTGAACTGCCTTTTGAGGGTTCTCAAAAAAGTCAACTTCCGGTTCAACCTCTACTTGTTGCTGCTTAGAACTGAGGTTCTGCTTGAGTAATTCATCAGCCAATCTACGAACTTCACCAACTTCTTCAGCTTGTTTACCAATCATTGAATTGGCATCTTGGTGCATTCGTATGACGTCTTCTAAACTTTTCCCCTCATATAATTTCGGAAGTTTAGGTTTCGTCTCCTCGACTTCTAACTCACCTAGCTCATCAGGTTCTTTGTCAATCAACATAATTTTTCCTGCCAAAAATGGTTATAGGATAATTTAACGCGGCATTTCTGCTTATGCGTCGGTTTTACGCTCTGCCGCTAACTTGTTACGGTGCTTATGGTCGAATCTCCCCCATGCAGAGGGAAAATCGCCCGACCATCCTTCCAAGTTAAACGACGGAGCGCTTATGACACGGGAGGCGAACCCCCCACATCCACACAGCACACTGGTAGTCTCATAAACTTCCAAAGCCTCTGTGCGTTGTCCGCAATCGCAGACAAATTCATACATTCTTTTCATTCAAGTCCTCGTATGCTTGTTCGCTGACCCCTTTGAGGGTTTTTAGCCAAATAAGAATAGAAATCTCGCCTTTGCGGAATTGTAGACTTTTTTCGTCCGCAATGGTAGAGACATTGTTTAACGGGATGAGCATGTTGTCAACATCCTCCATCAGGTCAGCCCAGCCTTGGCGGGAGAACAGATCAAACCGATCCTCGTAGTACTTCTGCAATTCTTGATTCACTGTTTACTCCTAGCTAACATTGTTGCGGCGATTTGAAGCATTGCCTTTGCTTGGTCAAGGTCTTCAGGCTGGGTAGCCCATCCAACCGTGATTTGCCCAACAAAGCGTCCAGGCTCTGGCGGGACACTGATACGGCATGTATAGGCGACTCCTCTGGCGATATACCACAAACCCATCTCCGACTGGGCTGACTTGTATTCGCTACACGGGATTTCATTTGCCATCAACTTGACCACATCGGCGTTATTGGCCGCATTCTGGGTAAAAAGCCCAACGTCCAACCCGTCATTGGTCTTGTCCCTGCCGTTCTTGCCGTAGGCGCGGTGCAAAATCCTCGTCCCAAACATCGAATTGACCTTGAAGACAGCGACAATCAAAGCACCAGATTGCTTAAAAAGGTGGGCAGCAGCGTCCTCAACCCTGTCTTCAGCAATTGAGGGTATCTTCTTTGACTCTTTATATGCCCCGATTAGCAACTCTTGGTTTGTATAGACAAAGTAGCCCGAAAAGGTCAAAATCGCCATCAAAACCATTGCAAACAGCCTGAAAGGGCTACTGACATACGCCAGCACCTTGTCCACTAGATTGAGGCGTTCATCTGCCATAACTTACCCACGCTGCGCGAGAATGCCAAAGGTAAAATACCCAATAACCGCAAGAATTGTAAAGAGGACAAGCGTCACCAGCACGATCTCAATGACTTCATCCATCTCTTTCTTGTGCCTTGTCGCAGCTTCTCGCTCACGCCTTGCGTCATGAGCAGACTCCACATCCATTGCCGCCGCCCTAGACTTGATTTTGTTCCAAACATCTATCTTGCCGGACTGCATAAACAGCAGTTGCAGCTCGTCCTCAAATCGCTTGGCCTGATCTAGAGCCATCTCTATCTGGATGGCAGTTCCCATTGAGGACTTGGACTTCTTGGCCTGAACAACAGCCTTGGTGGCCGTAGACTTTGCATCAAAGTACTTGCCAAGGACAGGGCCAAGAGACGACACATCGTCAACAGTCTTGCTGACCTTCTTAATCAGTGCGACTGCTGCTTGGATACCCGCTAGCGCTGTTAGTGGATCAATCACTTTCCGCTACCTTCTTAGGTTCAGGTTTGCCTTTTTCCCGCCACTTTAAGCACCAGACCTGTAATCTATCAGATGACCATGACCACCTGACGCACTCAAAAACCGGTGCTGGCGCTTGAACTACGGGAATTGGTGGCAGGGCATCCATAACTACATCAGGATTTTCTTGAGCATCTCGGCAGCAAATCCTGGCCCAAGCAGCGTCACTGCAATCAGCGCATAAAGGATGTATTCAATGCGGCCCATGCGCTTGCTTCCTGATTCAAAGCTCTTTTGGATAGCCTCGTATCGCAGCGCACAGATTTCCTCGTGCGTGGCTAGCTTGGCATCGGTGGCATCAATTTGACTCATTTACTTGAACCCATGCCAATGTAGGCTCATCCCAGGAGTAACGCTTGTCATCAACAGGCATTGGCGTTGGCGCAGACCACAGGCAAGTGTCCTCGCTCATTAGCCATGATGGATAAGGTTGTGGTGGGATAAACGCATCAATCTGGCTGTCATAAGTGTAGCCAACCCCAGCGTAGTTCTTACGCAAAGGCGTGTTGCCATTGGCGTGAACACCGCCGTGCGTGTTGTATGAGGTCTGCACCCAGCCGTGACCAAAGATGCCGGTGTCAATGACATCTTGTTCGGCAACGATTACCTGAGTGACTATCCCGTTTTCTACTTTTGCAAAATGTGACATTTATTTCTCCTTACCCTGTATATGAGCCTGAACTGTTAAAGGTCAGAATTGTGTTTGAACCGCTTGTCGTGACTGTTGGTGAGCCTGTGGTTGTGCCTGAGTATTTAGCCGTTGGAATTGAAAGAATAACCACGCCAGAACCTCCAGCACCTGCTGCTCTAGTCTCGCCGCCGCCGCCGCCGCCGCCACCTGTGTTGGCTGTACCAGCCTGACCCGCAGTTGCTCCGTAGTGACCATTACCGCCACCGCCTGTACCGCCAAGGCCACCTTGAGAACCAGCAGAACCGTGGTTTGAACCACCGCCACCGCCAGCATAGTTGGTAGACGTTCCAGAAATGCTGCTTGCACTACCAGCGCCACCATTACCGCCCAACGCGGTAGAAGACGAAACACCAACAGCCCCCGCACCACCACCGCCAGAACCTGCAATGTTTGAGTTAGTTCCTCCGGCATTGCCTTGCCCAGAAGTAGCAGCGCCTCCAGCGCCTGATGTCTGACCGCCACCGCCGCCAGAACCACCAGAACGACCATTAAAGTTGCTGTAAGTGCCACCGCCACCACCACCAACAGACGCGGTTAAAGTTCCAAATTGAGAATTTGAACCATCGTTACCCACAGAATTAGCTGCTGTTGGTGCAGTGCCTCCTGCTCCAACTGTTATTGTGTATACCGTTCCGGGGGCAAGAGAAGTTGTGCCAGTAAGCAAACCGCCAGCGCCTCCTCCTCCAGCGTTACCAGCGGTATCGTAACCGCCTGAGCCGCCGCCAGCAGTTACCAAGTAGTTAACCTCATAAAGGGGAACTAAAGACCCACTGGCTGTAAATGTGTGAATCGTGTTGCCACCAGAAGTTGTGACTGTGCCGCCAGTAAACTTTTGTGGGGAAGCGTAAGAGATGATGACTACGCCTGAGCCACCAGCGCCGCCGTTTCCGTTTCCTGAACCGCCACCGCCACCGCCTAAATTTGCAGTTCCGTTTGAGCCAGCAGCAGCACTATTACTACCGTTACCGCCACCGCCAGCACCGCCAGTTCCAGCCGTATAACTGTTATTGCAACCGCCTCCACCGCCGCCAGCATAAGTTACAGATGAACCCGTAATTGATGAGGCAGTACCCGCACCACCATTTCCACCAACTTGAAAAGCGGCATTTGCGCCAACTGCGTATGCGCCACCGCCACCGCCGCCTGCTGTGTAAGTTGAGTTATCCGTTAATCCCGCGCCGCCAGCGTTACCTTGCCCTGCTGTTCCAGCGCCACCCGCCCCTGAAGGATATGGCACACCGCCGCCACCAGAACCACCATCTGCACCAGAACTAACCCCAGTATCTTGCGAACCACCACCGCCACCACCAATTGATGTAAGGCTATTTAATACGGAGTTTGAACCATTAGACCCTCTTACAGAAGACGATGTAGAGCCAACACCACCAGCGCCAACGGTTACAAGGTAATTGGAATTGGTGTCAAGCAGCAAGCCAGAGCCAGACAACAAACCTCCAGCACCACCCGCTCCAGAGGCGTTACCTTGCCCTCCACCGCCACCACCACCAGCAACAACTAAATAGCTTGCTGATAAAGAAGACAAAGGGCTAAGTGCGCCAGAAGATGTGAATGTGTGAATAAAGTTACCGCCTGATTGGGTAACAGTTCCACCGCCAAATAATTGTGTTGCGCTTATGTATGAGATGATGACTACGCCCGAGCCACCAGCGCCGCCAGTGTATTGTGTTGCACCCGAAGTCCCTGACCCACCGCCGCCACCGCCGCCTAAGTTAGCTGTTCCTGCAACACCATTTCCACCGCCAGGTGTGCCGCCAGCACCGCCGCCGCCCGAGCCGCCAGCGCCTGTCGTGCCAGTTGTGTAAACACCCCCGCCACCGCCGCCTGCATAGGTGACGCTGCTTCCGGTTATGCTTGATGCAGTACCAGCGCCACCCGTGCCGCCAGTTGTTGATGCGCCATTGCCCCCAACTGCGCCAGAACCCCCGCCGCCGCCGCCACCCGCATTTGCAGATGTACCAGAATTATTTCCTTGCGATGGTGAAGTTGATGGAGTGTTACCCGCACCTCCAGCGCCGCCCCTAGAGCCGCCGCCGCCAGAACCCCCGTCTCCACCCACGCCATAATAGTTTGGCCCAGTTGAGCCTTCTACCGCCCCGTATCCACCACCCGTTGCTGTAAATCCAAAAAATGCAGAATCGCTACCTTGAGTGCCGTTGGCTTGCAATGC